GTAACCTCCTCTTCTCCTAACGGGGAAGCAGGACGCAGGCTCCCGGCCGAGTCTCCACCATTTCGATATGGTCGGAACTTCAAGCCAGCCAACGTACCGTAGCGCCTCATCTCGTGCTCGTTTGTCTTTGTAGACAAATCTGCAGTATCGAAATGAGACCCACCCCTGCTCAGTTGTACGCACTTCGTCAAAAACGACGTTGTACGCGCGTCTGAGCCTTCGCCAGTCTAAAGATTTCAGACCGGCGTCGTCAGGGAAGTCACGGGGAACAAGCTTGACCTTCAGCTTGTACTTCGCGAACAACGAGAATATATACTCGAGAAGAGCCTTTTCGTATACATACTTTGTGGACCCGAAATACGATTCGTACTTCGGTAAAATCCCATTGAGTATTATATACAACCAAGGCTCGAGAGCAGATACACTCGTTGAGTGGGGCGCCTTTAAACAAAAAGGGCGCACGTTCGAACCACGGAGGTAATCACCTCCACAGCTCTCTCTGAAGCCGGAGCTATCGTCATAAAAGGATTTCTCCTCATTGACGACGAAGCCAAGGGCGGACGCGTTGGCCATAAAGGCCTGTGCATCAACCTTCGGCAGGATACAATCATCGCCATACACAGACACCGCAGCTCGCTCCTCAGGTAAACTGAGAAGTGAGAACGGATTTGTCCGTGTACGCTGCATGACCGTAGCCACTCCAATACTCCAGAATACGAGAGTCTCCAGCGGAAACGTTCCCGCGTTACCCATGGTAGATATCATGTGCAAATCCAGTGTATCTCCAGAGATTTCCATCTCCGGACACCGGACCGCTAATATCCACCTCAGCCAAGACTCAGGTAGCAAGTACCTGAGCAAAGCTATAGAAACACAGTCACTAGCGTTGGAGAAGTCGATCGTAGCAAGTTCGCTACTAACCGACCCTCTGTACGCAAGTTCCTGATGCTTCTCGGGCAAACTCTCAACATCGAGTCCGACAGCTTTGAGACGTTTATACATAATTGCCATGAGAGCCTGCTGAAAATACATATTAACAGTAGGCTCAATAGCGATCATGCGACGTTTCTCAGTTGTCTTATCGACGGTAGTAGCTCGTGACGCTTCGCTCACATCAAACATCTCCCGGGGAAGTTCTTCGGGATTCAACAAGCCATCGTTAAACCTATCGATGGCATCCGAATACTGAGTGTATTCGGCGATGTATTGACGAAAGAGCGAGGCAGCACCAGGGGTCGTGCTCATTGGAAAAGTAAACTTAGCCTCCAAGGATGTATCGTCGAAACGAACACCTTTGGTAACGCCACCCGAATGGGTTGCGTGGGCGGCTACTTCACTCCAAGTGACACTCCCAAGGGTCCAGTCGCATAGCGATTTGGCCCTCTTGAGCAAAAGCTCTTGGGATGAAAGATGACATGCTTGAATGTCGCGGGGTCGCCGAAACTCTCGGTTCACCCGTTCCATTCGCGCATTTGTCTCGCGGAAGGTAGCAAAAGCCGCCTCCTCGAGTCCATCTTGGTCACTAGCAACAGCAACATACTTTTTAAGGCATGCTGCTTGTTGTACACCAGAGTAAAACTCCTGGGTCTCATTAAGACCGCCGTACATCAGTTTGGCGGAATTGAGGTCACAATTTAGATTCTGACTAATAGCTGTCGCTATTTTGTCAGGGTCAAAGAGCTTCCTCTTGGGTTTCCTTCTTGATTTCTTCATGTTGGTTTCTACCTTCAATGAATAGATCCTCACCGACCGGACATCCTCTCTCGAGGACATCCGCCGACTCAACATCCGGGCTTTGCGCATTACATACGCGTTGGCCCAAAATGTTGTGCTCTCGGACGTAATCGTCTACGGCCTCCGTAGAGGAGCAACCAGAAATGGTTCCTCCTGCGAAGGCTATAGGACTTAGCAAAATAGCTCTCAACCAAGTTTTACGTTGGTTTTGATCTACGACGCTCATTACGCTACCGATCCATCGTCAAACAGATTGTCAAAATCTGCATCACTTCCAATATGAGCGAACAGTTCCCGAAGGAACGCCCTCTCACTCGTGTCGGTTTCGGGGTCATATGACACCTCAGCCTTCACAGTGTTGGTTGTGACTTTCCCATTGTCCAGAAGTAACGGGACATGGAAAACGATGGAGGTCCTTTGCTGAGTGTAGCCGTTAGGCGCACTAGCATTAGGTACCGGTGACTTCGATGTGGCAAGCATGGTCCTGCGAAGGATCAAGTCCTCACCACTATCGATGAACAACTTATTCGATTCCAAGGTTTTACCCAGGGAAACGATATCAGTTGCAGACCCGCCTGACGGCGAGTAAGAAGCCCCAATAGGTATCGAGGCATTATCGAGAGACATTTGTCTTCTCCTTTGGTTATAATCGTCTCAAATTCTGCCAACACAAGGCAGCAAGATCGGCGATTTTGGTTGACGTGTCAACAATTCGATCTGTCCGGACTTCCGGAACAAGATCTGATATTGACGGTACCCAAGGATCCCGTGTGTAGGAATCTGTTTTCACAGTTTCTACGTCCGGATCCATCCTTAGGACGGATTGGACTATCGGACTGTCATATTCTAAGAATGAGACAGTTTCGACTTTGGACAGTTTACTACTTGTCCAAGCGCCCAACATAGTAACGTTGGGGTCCAGAAAGGCGTTAATCCCACGAATAGTTTGCGTGAGATTAAACATCCGGTCTACCATAAAACTAAGGGGAAAGATTGCCCACAAAGTTTCAGGTATATTCTTGAACCTCAAACCGTACTTAAACTTCCAATCTTTTAACGGATTGGAAACTTCGTATAAAATCCCCGCCTTTACAACGACAGTCTCATTGACTGTTGCTGCGGACCTATAGTAGTTGTTTAACCAACCTTCTACAGAATCAGAGGAAGTCCATTCGGACCCACCTCTAGCGGTTCGCCTGTCAGGGCGACGGACTTTTGTCATAGCTGCCTCAACGGCATCATTGACACTACGAACGAGCGGGGAAAGGGCAAATTGATATTGGAGCCAAGCGTTGCTTATCGCATCACTTATTTCCTCTATTTTTTCACCTTTTCGACGTGTAACAGGGTTGCGCCAAGTCTTCCGAAACAATTCGGTAATATCCCGAATAGATTTCAGAGGATCCCTCAAAAATCTGAGGGTCTCGTGCAGTTCTGCTATGTCTTCCGCGAATCCGTACGGCGATCGATCAACATTGCCTAGCGCTTGAAGGCGCGCAGCAGCGTTCATATCATACGAGGGAGAAGGTGCGACCGGTGCGGAATGCACTGGCCAAATCGTTCTCGCGTAACCTGTAAAATTGTCACAGGTATACTCGTAGATATCTCCACTTCCAGAGCGGACGAATTTTACTCCGCCATTTCCGGTTGTGGTGATCGAGGTTTTAACGTGTGACACAGGACTGACTATGACATCACCATTGTTACTCTTTCGGTGGAAACTCTCTGTGATTTCATCACTTATAGTTTCCTCCTCTGATCGGACAACTACCTCCGCAGAATGAACCACTTTACGTGGACCATTCGGTTGCGGAATTTTGGCAGCTTCTCCGACATGAGTAATCGGACCGATATTGTATCGGGACCGAGTTCGTGGTGTACCCATAATGTTCTCCTTGCGTCAGTGACGCGTTACTATAGCGTGGACTTCCCGGCTCTTTCGAGCACTCACACCATACTCCTTTCCAAGTGGACGCGAAACTGCGCCATCTCTC